ATTTGTACCAACTTTTTCAATGTACTCACGGATTAAACGCTCGTCATCTTCTGCAAATGTATGCTTAACATTCAATGTTTGGCCGTTATCCATGCCTTCATCTTCCATGCCTGGCTCTGCACCAAAGTCATGGCCTGCTGGCTCTTCTTCGCCGCCCATGTCGTCACCGCCCATGTCGTCATCGCCCATGTCGTCGGCATGTTCTTCGCCTTGCTCGCCAGCCATTAACTGTTCGAACTCTGCTTTTAGATCTTCTAAAGCATCTTCTAAATCTTGTACGCGATCTTCTACATCTTCATCACTGTTGTCATCACTGCTGTCATCGCTGTCATCACTGTCAGAATCAACATCAGACATCATGTCGTCTGTGCTGTCTTTATCGCTGAAGTCATCTTCGCTGTCATCTTTGTCAGCATCATCTGTGATACCTTTGTCAGCATCTGGGGTATCTTTGTCTTCTTTGCCAAATTCTTCTGCAAGAAGTTCTTCGTAGATTTCGCGAGATTTTGCTACTACGATGTTGTGGAATATATCTTTGGCTGTTTGTTGATCTTCGCTGATCAAAGCCTCAAGCATTTGCTCGAATTGTGTACGGTCAGTCATGTTTGTCTCCTGTGAATATGATTACAAGGCTGTAAGATATTTACACGTATCAGCAAAATACCTGCTGATATAGTGTAAAATTAGGCCATTTTCACTAAACCAAACTTATTATGCCGGTTGCGGCGGAGGTTTAGCGTACATTTTGTTAATAAAAGCTAATTCGTTTTCTTGTTCTAGTATATGTGCTTCGCTACCTTTGCGAAGTTCATTAATTTGTGATAGAGTCAATCTTGTTTTACGTGTATCAGATTTACGCATGACACTTTGATCTCTCGTGGGGTCGTATCTCATGTCGTTGACATTACGACCAGCATCTGACATATTAAAAAGTTCTCTAAGAATCATCTTGTATTTATGCGGCAGGTGGTGTTCCGCCGGCTGGTGCTTCTGCACCTGGAGGAGGTGCCGCAGGATTTTCCATACCTTCTGGTGCAGTTAAATCGCTTGCACCTTCGACATCTCCGGCAATACCGCCAGCACTTAGGCCTGCACTACGTAATTCGCCTGCGCTATCGGTAGCATTTGCACTGCCTTCGCCTTGTTCTTCAGCCCACATGCGTTCATTTTCTGCAATCTCGTCTTCGTTTAGGCCCAGGAAACGTTTTAAGGCGAAACGATGGCTTACATATGGTATAGCTTGTATGGTATTAAATGTGTTAATGCGTTCGGTATCTAGTGCGGCCTGACGGCTACTTGCAAAGTTTAATGGTTCATTAAATCGTAAATCAAATAATGTAGCATCGATATTAACACCACGTGTGTGCAAGTAACGTTTAAATTCAATATCAAACGAAGTTGATATTAATGCCTGTAAGCGTTCACAATATTTGTTGAAACGTAGTTCTTGAATATATGCTGTACCAACACGACCATCATTGTAACTGCTATTACTGTCGTCTGCACCTGTTGGCAAATAGCTACTTGGTATACGTAAACCACGGAATAGCTTGTTGGTAAAGTACTTTAAGTCGTCAATCTCGCCTAAATTAGTACCGCCGGGCAATGTTGTAACATCAGAACCGCGGCCATCTGCTGATTTAGGAAAGAAGTAGTCTTCATTAATGCTTAAAGGATTGTATGCACTGTCGATCACGTTTTGACCGCCACCGTTTTGGCTAGGAATTCTACGTTGATGGATCTGGTCTTTGACTCTTTCCACAAACGCCATGGCCAAGTGACTGGGCATGTTGCCCACATCTATATGAAAGATGCGTCTTTCAGGAGCACGTTGTATACGATAGATAAGAATAGCATCTTCTAATAATTCTTTTTGCTTGTAAACTTTAAAGATATTTTCCAACAAGCTGTTACCAAATGGATAATTGTTGTCTAAGCCTTCGCTTAGGCTCAAATGTATAACGTGTTCAGCGTTGACTGCTACTTCGTTTTCTTGTTTGTCAAAGCGCGAACCACCGCTAGTCGGATATGCACCGGTCATACCACGTGCGGCCATGCCGCCTGTGGCCGCATTTGTATTTGAACCGCCGCGATTGGTATCTCGTAGATTAGGAGCTATCTGCGTTGCTGTTAAATTTTGAAAGTTGGGATTAATATCACGGATAACATACTGCTCTGGCTTTTTGCCTTCACTTTCGTTAGCAATGATCTTGACCACTTTGCTTGGATCCACATAAAACCACTTTTGTGTTTCTGGATCACGTATAAAGAAACTGTCGCCAAATTTAAATGTGTTGCGTAAGATGCGAAAAATACGTACATCAAATTGCTGTAATTTAACCCATTGATTCAAGTATTCACTAAGAATTTTTGTTTCACTATTGGTAGCCTTGCTACGCCATTCAATTTTAAAAGCCGCACTGTGTCCGTCTTTGTTTTTTTGTGTACAAAATTCTGCTAAAATATCCAATGCCGCATTGACTTCAGGATCTGCATCCATAGTTTCATACTGGTTATAACGATCTATACGGTTTGGACTGCCACTGTAAACATCTGGCAAGTAGCTAGAGTAGTTTGTTTTAGCAGGACCCATACCTGGGCCAGACATATTGTTTCCAATCGGACTACGGCCTTGTGAACCAACAGGTACTGGTGTAAAAAATTTCTTCCAACTCATATTATATGTGGTCCTTAAGCAAGGTTAAAACCTAACCCTTTAATATTCTTGGCTGTGTCTTTGGTATTTTGAGCAACTTCTTTTATGCTCGATACAGCAATCTGCATCACTTTACTTATCTCCTCTAGTGAGCCCACTACATCAGATTGATTGGATGCAGTATTAACTGCTTCTTCAACTTTGGCATTGACCGCAGTGGCAACACTGCTGAGTTGTGCAGGTATATTGCGTATTAAAGAGTTCATGCTGGGACTATTAACACCTGAATTTCCTATCATTCCTATGTTGTCCATTATGAATTGACTTGCATCAGCTTCGTTTACTATGGCTTCGTTGCCTGCTTCAGCCCATATAGACATCTGAGGACCTGATTGGAACCAATTGTTGTTTTTGCCTTTGTTGGGATTTGTTCCGTCAGCTTTCATGGTGATTTTGCCAAATAGAGCTTCTAGTTTCTTGACAACATCTTCGATCTTTAGAACAATCTTTGCGTCTGTTTCTGCGGCTTGTTTTAACGATTCGTCAAACTTTTTAATTATATTAGTTGATAACGCTGTTATTGGACTTACCTCAACATTGGTACCATTGATATTTTGTTTAAAAGGAGTGCGCATAGCATTTAACGCCGCATTGGCGGTATCTTGAACTCCCGGTGTCATTGTTAGTTTACCGTTGATAGTGTCAACCATTTTGTTAAGGTTAGTGCCAAACAGGGTAATTTGTCGTTGTGCTTCCGTTGTTAAATCTGTAGCAATTGTACGTGGATCTTTATCTCCTCGTTTATATTTCTGACCCTCATATTCTAATGCTTCTATCAATTTGCCTTGCTGTTGTAGTTTGATATCATCTTTGGCCGCCACGGTCGCTTCTTCAACTCCCATTCCTTTATCTTTGTATTTTTGCAACGCTGTAGATAGGGCGTATGTATATTTGTATGCCTCTTGTGTCATGGCACTATCAGCATTAATTCCACGCTGTTGGTAAGCCGCCATGCGGTCTAAACCTTGTACAGCATTAACTTGTAAAGTTTTTGTAGATGCTATGGCTTGAGCTTGAACGTCTTTGTTTGTGCTGTTGGCCATTCGACCAATTTGTACAACTTGCGTAGCCACTGCATTGCCATAGGTATTTTGTAGATCTTGAAACATTTTTTGCGATATCTGGCCATTTCTAGCAACTGCCATGGTCAATGCTCGTTCCATCGCTGGCCCCATGCCTGCGGCTGATTGAGTTATACCGCCTAGTATTTTTTCGCCTTCTGGATTGTTCTTTCTGAAAGACAGTACGGCCGCACGATATTCAACTTCTTCCTGAGCCGCTCGTATAGTTTTTGCCTGCTCTTGACGAGTCATACCTGTAAGTTTAGCAGTTTCGTCCATCTCTCTTGATAGTTTAGCAGTTGATTCTAAAAAACGTTCCATGCGTTCTTTTTCAGTTTCTGCTCCCAAGCGTTTGGAACCTTCCATTCGTATGCTAATTTCCAATGCTTCATTAACATCTTTGGCATTCATTCCCAATCGTTGAAATACTTGATTGTTAGCACTTTCAGTTAGATAATTTGACAAGTTGCCAAATGCTGTGGCACCCATGCTCATGTTTCCGCTTAACAGGGTAAATGCGGCTTTGTTGTTGTCTAATGCCGCACCGTAGTCACGAATACTCATGCCTGTCATTGCTACTGCTTTGCGGAAGGCCATGGCATCACCGCCCATTTGCAAACCTTGGCCACTGAATGACTGCCAGTTAGATACGGAATCCGAAATAAGTCCGCCTAAACTCTTAAACATTTTTCCAAGCGCGGGGTTGATTTCCGCCAAACTATTAGCCACCATGCTGACAGCATCACCGGTATCGGCAGTTTGATCCATGGCCTTACCGGCAAAATCGCTCATGTGACCTAATATGCCGGTAAATGCAATTTTAAAATCTTTAAAGAAAGCATCCATCTCGCTATTAGAGGATTCTGCACTACGCGATCTACGACCAGAGAAGCCGCCATCACTGCCGTTGATAGCTTTTCCAATCAGAGCGGCAAACTCTTCACCCGACATGTCCCCTACTTTAGTTCCAGCCATTATTATTTTCCTAGAAATATACGTACATAAATACGTTATAGTATATTTATCTGGAGAGAATAATGGCTACAAATCCATTGCAAAAGTATTTTAGGCAACCTAAAGTTTATGTCAAGTTGCCCAGTAAAGGAATTTACAATCAGGCAGGCTCTTTAAATGGTGATCCTGAAAACATGCCTATTTTTGGCATGACTGGCATGGACGAAATTCTATCTAAAACACCAGATGCATTACTAAGCGGTGAAAGTACTGCCAAAATTATCGAAAGTTGTTGTCCAAGTATTAAAGATTCGTGGGATTTGTCTTTGTTAGATTTGGATTTATTGTTGGTCGCAATACGTATTGCTACAGAAGGTAATACCATGGCTGTTTCGCATACTTGTACCAGTTGTAAAGAAGTTAATGATTATGATATAGATCTAGGATTATTTGTACAGCACTTTGCTGGTTGCGAATATAATACCAAAGTGTTATTAAAAGATTTAACAATCACTTTGCATCCGCTCAACTATAAACAATGGACTGAATTTCAAAATAAAAACTTTCAACTACAGCGACAGTTGGCACAAGTGGTAAACATGGAAGACGAAGTGGAACAAAAGAAATTGTTATCAGAATTATTTGAAAAAGTTACAATTATTCAGAATAACTTACTAATGATTCAAGTTGACAGTGTGGAAACCGACAGCGGAGTGGTCAATCAAAGACAATTTATTCAGGAATGGCTCAACAACTGTGACAAGTCAGTATTTGATGCTATCAAAGAAGTGATCGACAGCAATAGAAAACGTTGGGAATTACCCGCAGTGCAAGTAGTATGCGAATCTTGCAAAGCTGATAATTCACTGTTTGTGAACATGGATCAATCAAGTTTTTTCGGCAACGCCTAATTAGACTTTCTAACGAAGAAATTGAAGGATATCTAGTTAGGCTAGATGAAGAAGTAAAAAGATTTAAAACCAACCTGTTCCGCATCTGTTGGTACATGCGAGGCGGAGTCACTATAAACGACTTGATGTTTACTCTTACCAAGGAAGATATTTTAATAATGAGTAAGATTATCGAAGAGAATATCGAGCTTACACAAAAAAGCGGTATTGCACTAATTTAATTTGGTGCGGCTTGGCCCGTTAGATTAGTGGAGCGAGTGGCTTTTTCAAAATCAGCAGTTTTCTTTGCATATTCATCCGGACTCATTTGCACAGCTCCACTGGTATCAGCGGCCGCAACATCTTTTCTAGCTTGATCAATGCCCGGTGTTATTTTTCCAAGATCAATCTTGCCGTTGGTCCAATCTTTCAATAGATCCACAAACTTGTCCCATAGCCAAGTAACACCCATACCAGGATAATTAAAAAATGCAGGACTTAGTGTTGCTCTAAGCCACGCTTTACCAGAAGGGCTTGCTATCCAGATTTGCAATCCTGCGATTGCGGCTTCTTCAAAAATTCTACCCCCAGAGGCAAAAGAGATTTTGCCTTTACTGACACCAACTGCAAGCCCACCACCGACAGAATTTAAAAAACTTGCCAGCAGTTTAGTGGATCCAAAAATTGATCTAACAATGATCTGTACAGCATACTGATCAAACCATACGCCAAATATTTCATTTCTCGCCTGTACTATCCATTCTTTTCTATTTTGTTCTGTATAGTTGGCAAATGTAGAACTAGTGCTTTTGAATTGCTCAAGAGGTTCTGCGGCAATTTGTTCCAATGCCCATACTTCTACCCCAGCTTGTATAGTAGGGCCCCAGACATTGGCACTTTTAAAATACTTCATGATTCCATTGCCCCAAGTCCTGTTTAGAGAATCTATATGTTGCTGAGCGGCATCGGGATTTGCTTTGATCCAAGCTTCTGCTATTGTTTTAGGATCTAGCTTGGGTGCTGGAGCAGGAGTTGCTTCGATAATGTCAAGGATTTTCATATGCTGTATTTATCGAGTGTATCAAGAAGAACTTGCGTTCTTCTGCTCTTCGCTTTCGCTCGAGCTTTTTTAAGTCTTAACGCATGTTCAAGTGCGAAGCACTGTAAATATTATCTAGATTGTGTAGTCACACTTAGCCCTTGCGGGCTAAAAATGAACATTATCTGAGTTGAGCAGTTCACTTAACGTTACAGCATTACAGTGGCGGTTGTCCGGTACCACGAGCTGAGTCTTAATTACAACGGCGGGTCTCTACGCATACGTTAACATACGCAAAGCCGTGGGTATTTCTCCCTCTTTTAGCCTTTTAAAATACGTTTTCTTTAAAATCAAATGGGTTGTATGTAGGCATGTCCCATCCTCGTCTGTTACGATAGTGATTTTAAACCCTTCCGCCAAGGTAAGGAATTCCATTGACTGCGATCCGTGATCCAGCTTTAAGGGCACAATATAATCGCCTGTGCGGGCTTATTTGGCAGTTAAACGGCCTGAATTATTGAGCCTTGAGTATATGCGAGCCATGTACACGGACAGATATCTGGCCGTTATAATAGTCTTTTGATTCTAGAACTTTGCGGGAAAATTGTTCTCTGGCCTCGATGTAAGAGCATTGCGCCTTGCTTGTGCAGTAATATAGGATTTCTCGAGTGAAGTTTTCTTTGCCTAATTTCAATACGTCCACGTTTAATTCTAGATTGGAGCCATAGTAATCTCGCCAATCCGAATCAGTTTTTGATCGTATTTTCTTTCGTTTCTTAGTTCCGTTCTTAAGTTTAACTACTTTGTAGCTGGTCTTAGCGAACTTGGCTAATTTTTTGCCTATATACATGCGTCCAGAGATTGTATTGGTTATGAGATATACGAAACCCACACATTCTTCGGGTAAGGTTTCTATAATTGTATTTTCATAAGTCCAAGACATACACTAGTTAGTGTCTGTGTCTCCCGATGCCTGCTTCTTTTGAGCCTTGTCTGCGTCCACACTGTGACGCCAGTCTTGTATGAGTTTTCGCCGTTCGCGTGAAAGTATACGAATCTGTGCAAGCCAGTATCGTGTTTGTTCCCCAGCCCTGCGTGTGCCTCGATTGATCCAACGTTGATTTGCTTTGAAGTACTCGTTAAACGCCCGCATGATCTGCGTGTGTAGTTCTTCATCCTGTGGAATCATTTGTTAACTGATTCCTTGGTCAACACCGGTTCTTCTTGATTAGGATAGCCCGCAGGAGGATTTATGTGCCAACTGTCTGCTGTAAAAATACGTACAGGTTTCCAATACTTGTGAATAATATTATTGATAACAACAATACCCGCCACTACAATTACAAAACCCAACATTGTTAAAATACTGCCGCCCAAAAACACGGCCGCTTGATCCATATCCATTATTCTGTTACCTCCAAATCATTTGCGTAACTGGTAAAGCCATTTTCTTTAATAACTTTAAGTACGTTGTTTACCCGCCCAATCAATTCGTCCTTGTGACTGATCAAGAAGATGTTCTTTTTGCGCTCACGGCTCATCTTTTTAAGCACAGCCAGCGCACCTTCAACACCGGATGCATCTAAACCGTTGTCAATCAGTTCGTCAACAAACAACAGGTTAATCTGCTGATACAACGACTCCCACACGTCACGGAAGCTCCAGCTCAAGCCCAAGATAAGTCTATTACGCTCTCCTCGACTTAGATTATCAAAATCCAAGTCTTGCCCCAGTTGTGTTATTTCAACTGTTAAGTCGTTTTGAAATACTACAGTATGCGGTAAGCCCATTTTATCAAGATAATAAGTTAAACGATTGTTGAGATAAGCTAGGTTTTGATCTATAATCTTTTTGCGTATAAACGAATCTTTACTGGTCAACAGTTTTAACAAAAATTCCTGATGGTCTTTAAGTGTGTTAAGTTCATTGACTCGATCCCATGAAATAGTCTGTATGGCAGTGTGACGCAGTTCGTCGATCTGTTCTTGGTAAGGATCTGCCTCACCTGCTTTAACTGTTAGCTGTGTTTCAAGAGTTTTCAAATTGTTCTGATGTTTAAGTGCGGCCTCTACAGTATCATAGTAAGTGTTGGGACGTCCAGCAACTTCACCAATGCTGGCAATTTCTTTCATGATTTTAGCAAGATCCGCGGTCACTTTGTCCATGTATTTTTGTGCTTCTTCAAGATGCTTGATAGCAGTTGCACTCATTTCTTCATGCTTGTGATCATGCAGTTCTTGCTCACAAGCGTGACACTTTTTGTCTTTCAACTTAGCAAGCTCGTCAGCGTACTTTTTTACGCTTCGCTCCGCTTGCGCTGTCGCGCTGTCTAGCGTTGCCCGCTCTTTGGCCAAGCTCTTTAGCTTGGCTGTCTTTTCTTCGAAAAGTTTTAGCTCGCTGTGCTTCGCAAGCTCAGCTTCAATATCCACGCTTTCAAGTTCAATGATAGCTCGAGCAGTTCTTTCAATATCTGCTTCGTGTTGATTATTCCAAGCATTTTGTCTTGTGATCAAACTATCAACACTTAGTTGAATTTTTTCGTTAGACTTCTTAGCGGCCTCAATATCTGCACTTTCTTGTAGCACTTGATCTTTAGTTGTTCTGATCAATTCTTTTAGTGTTTCTGCTTTTTCACTTAGGATAGTTATGCCTAATAACTGTTCAATGATAGCACGTTGGTCGTTGGCCCGCATGCTTAAAAAGGGTTCTGTATAAGTGTTCAAAGCCACAATATGTTTGAACATGTCATGACTCATACCCAACAAATCGTCTAAGTCTTTTTGCGTTTCACGCATGTCGCCTTGTGCGTCATCTGTTTCTTCTGCTTCTTGTTCTTGATCATCTACAAAGAATCGCATGAGGGTAGGTTTACGTCCACGTTCAATACGATAGTTAATACCATTCTTTTCAAAGCTCAGTGTGACCAACATATTTTTATTATTGATCTTGTTGATAAGATTGTCTTTTTTGATGTTGGTAAGAGCAGTACCAAACAATGCAAAACTCAATGCATTTACGATAGTTGTTTTTCCAGTACCATTACGGCTACCACTGTCATCACCGCCCTGATCTAAATTTTCACCTAATACAAGTGTTAGGTTAGCTTTGTCAAACGCTACTCCTTGAGTTTGGTTACCCACACTCATGAAGTTTTTAACGGTTAATTCTTTAATCTTTATCATAGGCTATTGTAAATTTCCAGCAAGGTATTCTTATTATACGTGTCTGAGTCGATGTTTACAATCTGATTGGAAACAATTTGATCCACACTTTCAAACGACTGAATATCAATATTAGTATTCATCTCAACTTCTTTGCGTTCTGTAATCAAAGTAAGTTCACGAATGGCATAATCTGTAATAAACTTTTCTTTAATAAAACTTGCTTCTTCGTAGCTGATATCGATGTCAAGTGCAACACGCAAATGTTGTTTGGGTTTAATAATAGTATCAGCTTCGTCGATCAATCGGCTTAATGTGACAGTACGGAATGTGGGTTGATTGGGCCAACTGTGGTATACAGGTTCCTTGTCCCACTCCAGTATCATCATACCCCTGTCGTCATCCCACGCATCTGCATAGTTGTGCGGAAATGCGTTGCCGATATAAATCATGTTTTTTTGTTGCTGACGTTTGTGGAAGTGTCCGCTAAAGCCTAACTCATATCCTTTAAAACTATCCAATGCAATCTCACCATGATCCGGCATTTGTACCATGGCGTTCATAAAAAAGCTAGGAAGTTCAAAATGACCAAATATATACTTGCCGCCTTTCTTGCCTATTGATCGCCACTCGTCTCCCACAAGCCAAGGGCATAGTGTGACATCGCCGATAGTAACAGGCTCATGTACAACAGTAATACCGGGAATATACTTGCCAAATTCAACTGAATGAATGTCCCGTTTATCCTTGTAGTACAAATCATGATTGCCAGGAAAAAAGTAAAAATTATCAAATGCCTTACCCAGTTTTTCCAAGGCCCGTAAACTATAATCCATCGTAGTGATGTTAAGGCTATTGCGATTATGATGCCAATCACCCATA